ATGATGGACGCAGCACCATTTGTGAGCCTAATACATAATTTATCACATCAGCATATACCCAATATTCAGGAGGGACAAGAAATGAAATGGATTAAGTATGGGTGTTTATTATTAACTACCTTGTTAGGAGTTACATTGTTTGTAGGATGTAGTTCTAACGACGATGATTTGACAACAGTTGAACTGGCAGAAGTAACACGTTCCATTTTCTACGCTCCACAATATGTAGCTATTTCCGAAGGATTTTTTGAAGAGGAAGGGTTAAATGTGGAATTGACAACCACATGGGGGGGAGATACGACAATGACCACATTACTATCAGGGGGAGCTGATATTGCCCTCGTTGGTGCCGAAACCTCTATCTATGTATACGCCCAAGAGGCAAGTGATCCCGCTATCAATTTTGCACACTTAATACAGTACATAATACAGGGTAAATATTTGCATATATTAGGATGGTCTTTCAATGTATATTTTAATTAAATCCCTTGCTTCCCCTGTCCGATATTTCTCAATAAAATCGATAATAAGTATCTCCAGCACTCTTTCAACGGTTAACGGATGACTAGGATAAAGATTTGCTATGTCTGATAAAAGGACCTCTCCACGTAAAGCTAGCTTACGATCCATTTTACAGTAGACCTTTTCAATGTCTGTTTCCGTTCTTTTTCTTATTGGATAGAGTGGCAGCACTTCTTCCTTTTCTTCATTATAATTTTTCACGCGAACATTACTGGTACCCTGATCAAATTCAAGGAGTAATTTATAAATCGCTTTTATATCCACTGTCTTTCTAGCGTAATTGATGAAATCCTTCCATAGCATGGAGATAAGATCATCTAACCTAAATCGTTCCTCCGTTAAAGCTTCTACATCTTCACACAGTATCTGTGCCCTAAAATGTATTTCTGCAGGCAACAATAAATTAAGGTATACATTTTCAAACCTAAATATCTTGCCAAGTGGTGATTTCGAGTTCAGTTCCTGGCTCATCAAATTCTTTTCGCTGAACGCTCTCAACATGGGTCCCTCCCTGCATATAGAAAATGGCATTAGCTAGTATTCTATGAGTTGCTTCTCTCATGGATCTACAATTCAATGAAACTGACAAATTAACCATAGATTCATAGAGTAGTTGATTCGGTTTTACATGTACCATATATTCAGAGGAAGAGTCATAAGGCATTTCCTCAAAGTTTGTATTTTTCTCGATGTACTCACGAACAAGTTCCGTACAAAATTGGGTAATGGATTGTTTTTTACTCCTGGAACAGTAGAGTACAAAATTATATTCCTCAAATGAAATAGGGACCCGGATATCACGTTTTTTATCTGAACGAGTTTTGCGCTTTTTCGGTGGACGCAGCTTAGGTTTAACGTTCAGCATTGGATTTATATTTTTCATTTCCCTCTCCTCTCTTTCCCACATTTGAAGTAGAAATTGCTATTTATCTCTGGTCCTCTAGTCCTCTGGTCCGAAATTGGACGGTAGGGGAAGGGTTAAAGTATATCGTTGATGAGGCTCTTTTCACTTCCTGTGGAGTTCGGTTCAAATTCCATAACTGTTTCCTCTTCTCCCCCATCCATTGGAGCTGCAGACAACTTCCCATTCATATATAAGAATAATACGTCCTTAACAAACCCCGAGAAGTTTTTCCCTCCTTCCTTATCACAGAACTCACTTAACTTCTTCTGGTGTGGGTTATCTAAGTTAAAACTCACCGGTCTACGTCTATATGCCATATTTAATCTTCCCTATATTGCGAAATCCAATAGCATTTGCGTATAGTGCTTTATCCATCGGTGTTACATTTTTAAAATAAGGCTTAAGGTACTTAGCAAGCACTGTAGCATTACCGCCTACTGTGTAAACCACGTCCTCGGATCCCCACTTCTTCCCAAGTTCTCCAGCTACACGATTTGCAAACTGTTTCTCATTTGATGACTTGTTTGTTTCAAATCCAAAATCTAACGTCCCACTGTCCCTATCCACATAACGCTTATTGTTCATCGTGACATAATTAACCGTCTTACTACCTCCGTCGATGATGCGTATTTTACCCATCTTAGGGTTAGACCAAAAAGCAGCCCCACCCTCTGCAGCTACGTCCACGGTATCGATAAAGATAGACTTTTTTACACCATTGACTGTAATCTCCCACGGCCCTAAGAGTAGGTTTTTCATCCGTCGTTTCCTATCCTCATCATGCATGCTTACAGGTAATCCTGTTACAATGTTTGCTTCCTCCACACCAGCTTGGTGGAGCGCAGTAAGTGCTAATATTAGGGTATCATCATGATCTTTATCATCTGTCATCATGGACCTGCAAAACTCACTCTCTTCCAACGCTAAATCACCTACAAAGTATTTCTCATCCTGGAACTCCACTTCTAAATGATTCGTACTTTTATCTTTTAACTTCCTTTCTCTCCATTCGCCAACATAGGAGGATATAAAAAACACCTTGTTATCTGTGACCACTTTGACGTTCCTTCTACCACAATCCAAACCGACAATATTCATAAGATCGCCCCTCTCGTGTGATGTAGGTAATACCTAGATCCCTGTTTTGCTGGTTAGGTATTACTTAGGTAACACCTTTTGTTAAATATGTATTTGGAGTATCTTGTTTATATAACTTAAATTTTCGATTTTTTATAATTAAATTTTTAAAGGGATATAAAGCAGGTTATGGAAATTAATAAACGAGGTGATTAGATGATAATTTGCCATTTAGATAAATTGATTAAGGAAAGTGGATTGAGACCAGGGTTTATTGCGGAAAAAATGGAGGTATCTACTCAGCAGCTGTCTAACTGGAGACATGGACGCTCCTTCCCTAGTACTCCTAAGTTGTATAAGTTGGCATATTTATTGGGGTGTACGGCAAATGATATGTATGAGTATGTGGAGGAAGAAATAGAAAAAGAGAGCTCGATCACGTAAGCTCTCTTTTTCTATCTTCACTTTTTGAACAAACTAAACAATGTTAAAAGGAATATAATTGCACCAATAACCATTCCTACTACGCCGAAGAATACGGTTAGTATAAGGGGAATAGTAAGCATTAAAGTTAGTTTCCAACCAATACCGGAGATCTTCTTTCCGGCGTCATTTGCCTTTGCTTGGGTAGAAGCAGACTCCTCTTTTGCTTGCTTCATTTCAGCTTTTACTTTATCAAGGGAAGCTTTATCAATCCCTAAATTTTCTTTCGTCCAGTAAGCCTTCTTGAATGGGTTCCAAACTTTTTTCACTTCACTCATCTAGTATCCCTCCTGCACTTTTCTTAATATTTCCAATTTTACACTACAGGACATGCTATGTATAGGATAATCAGACAAGATATGTAAAAAGTAAAAGAGCAGAGGGAATGGCTAAGCCCCTGCTCTTTCGTTGTCTTGCTGCTAGTTCTTGGAGGATTAATATTATACTCTTTTTCCAATGTTTGCATACGTGTCAAACAATGTACGCCCGGATAAATCGGTAATCTTTTCTGCCTTCAACTTACCAACAAATCCACCGCACACAATAAGCTCTTTTGCTTCATGGCCTTTTTCGGCTGTTCTTCGAGTGTAAATTGGTGCTCCTATCTTATTTGCTAATCGTTCCGCAGCTGGATAGTCTGCAAAGGAATTAATGACAATTGCTTGTTTTAACATAAATGGTTCCTCCTTTTTTGGTTCAGGCTTAGGTTGTGGTAGAGCTCTGATTAACTCATCTACTTTACTTAATGTTTGAGTACCAGCAATGCCATCCACAATGAGTTTATGTCTAGCTTGAAATGTCTTTGTAGCATCCTCGGTTTCTGCTCCAAAATCACCATCAGCTCCCCATCGTGGAAGCTTCTCACCAAGTTTGAGCAAGTTCTCTTGGAATGCTTTGACGAGTGGGCCTTTACACACCAAACGGCTACAGTCTCTGCCTAGCACATCCGGTGTTCTCGGTGGTGTTGAGGTGGTACCTAGCTCCCGCCTAAACTGTGTCATGTTTGCACCAGGGCAAGCAGTATTTTGACCACTAAACTCCCTATGCCCTAACACATCTGTAGCCTTTAGTTGCTTATACCGATCTAGCCATTTTCTAATTTCACGAATTAAAACGGTCATTTGTCTTGCGTTCGGTAATCCATCTCCTACGTAACAGATATGGAGAGTAGTGGTGTTGTGACCTCTTACACCGTTTGTCACTACGTTATCAGCATAACAATGTTGAAGGGTTCCATCAGTCAAAACAATTTTATGATAGCCTCCAGTATTCCAACCTAATTTTGTACGCCAATGATTTTGAAAAGAGTGAGCATTACCTTGTTTGGTACCGGACCAATGCAAAGCTATTTTTGTTATATTGCTAGTTGGTCTCCGGTGGCCTAGATCCATTAATGTACCGCGTAAATCTTGGGTGCTCACTGTTTTTCCTCCTTCCCTTTTAGTACTTGTATTGCTTGCTTTAATTGATTTGGTACAGGTATACCGATACGTCCAATGTTCTCTAAGAGAGAAATACATTCGTTAAAAATGTAGAAAACAATAGCTGCTTGGAAAACTATTGGTTCCTCTCTAATTCCTGTTTCAATAAGGGTGTAGTCAACTAAATTGGCCATAGCTATTACAACGAAAACGAAAACCTTCTTTACAATGCCTTTCATACCAACTTTGCTACTTAAACCTTTGCTCTTATCATCAGGGTTCTTTTTTCCTTCAAACCATGCTGCGGTTAATCCTGATGCATAATCCATGAACACTAAAACAACGAGTACCGTAAGCAATAGCGACCACTCTCCCCATAAAAAGGAGACGATAGCTGTTCCAGCTGCCGCCCCATACTTTAAAATATTTTCCACGCTTAATAACCCCTTTCATTTAATAAAAAATAAAAGAGCCCTAATATTAGGACTCCTTAAACAACAACTTTCCATCTTTTGACCAGTACTGAGTGACCTCTTTAAACGGTGAGTCTTCTTCACCACTACCCTCCACAACTGTTACCTTTATCACTTCAACAGTTTCAACGTGCTTACAATTGCTTTCCTTTACACTATCGTTAAAATCGCTAGCCCGAACCGGTGTATATAAAACTTCGGCAATTTTTTTACCGTTCACAGTAATCATATTTGGAATTTTTCCTTCCACGTTAAACACATCCCGTATCTAGAATACAAAGCCTAACAAACCAACAACAACAGCCGCAACAACACCCATAACTGTAGCGTTAAAAATCCTATCTTCTTTACTATTTTGTTTCAAAGTTTGAAGTAATTCATCGGTGTGTTTTGATAGAGTTTTTTCAAAATGGTTACCTGTCTCATCAATCTTTTTTCCAACTTCTAAACGTATTTCATGGTCTGTAGATTCTATCCGACTATACTTTTCACCTTCTGAAACTTCTGTGGTTAATTTAGTCACAACTTCATCCTCCTCTATTAGTGATCCACTTACTCGGACTCTTCTTCCAACTCTAATCGCTCAATTAATTTCCTCTTAACCACTTTTGCCAATGCTGGCAAAGATGAATTTCCATTGTATTCTTCAGCAGTTATAGGAATACGGCCATTCAGATTAACTTGCCTTTCTGGATCTCGACCATTGAACGAAACACTTACAGATGATACCTCATCTTCTCTGTACTGGACGTTTGTGGATGTAATTTGTATTTGCATTACTCTTCGCCTCCTTCGAATTGATCACACAGGTAATCGTAAATAACAGCTTCTTGACCTTCCCATTCCTTATCTTCAAGCGACTTCAACAAAATATCTTTGACCGTTTTCAACATTCCCTGAGCATCGCCCCCTTCAATGACTAGCTCCTCTTTGTAGAGCTCCTTTAAATCTTTCTGAAAATCTTCCATCACCATAATGTCAAACTTACCATCAACAACTTGAGGCTCCCCTTTATCATCAATCCTGGAATGTTCTTTGGCTAACTGTACACGTTGCTCTTCCACTTCCTTTAATCGTTCATTCAACACTTTAATAAATTTAGTACGGTGACGGCTCTGTTTCCCTTTTAAAGACAAATTAAAGAGCAGGTCTGCTGCCTGCCCTAGTTTCGCATTTTCAATTTTTACTTGCATTATAGATTCCTCCTAAGCTATTTTTTGTTCTAATTCTTTCACCCTTGCACGTAGGTGCTGATTCTCAATCTTAAGCCATTCCAACTCATTTGAGTGTTTATCTGTGATACAAGAAAGTTGTTGAACCCCTCTCCATAGATACGTACTTAATGCATACATTTCCATGGAGTCACCAGCTTCACCATGTAAGATAGATGGCGTTTCATCTACCATTAAACCAAGTTGTTTATGAGGTTCATCTTCATGGCCTTTTAGCTTATACAAATAAGCGTGAGAGCTTTTAATAACAGACAAGGCATCCTCTTCAAACACTTCGATATCAGTTTTATTTTCACGTAAGGATGTTCCGGTAGGGAAGGTGCTTGCACGGATTGGTCTGTAGTTTTGATTACCCCAAGTGTCACGGTCATCGCTAACTACACGCACCTCACCAGAAGCCGATAAATATAGATTGGTATAACCAGTAATTATCCCTGCTGCTCTTATCGCTCTATAGTTGTCAGTAGTCCCCGTTACCGTCACCCTTAATTCTCCACTAGAGGAAGTACGAGTATATAAATGGTTCCCACCATCAGGGGCTACATCCACTGCTCCTGTATAGAGCCAATTTCCGTCCTGTATTACTACATTTGAGACTATCTTTTCTTTAAATCGTACATTATTATCAAACAATATTTCTCCAGTAGCATATAAATGTAAATCATCATTTAGTAAAAATGCACCACCTTCAATTTGCCCAGCCCCGCCAGAAAAGAAACTAAGATAACTACGACTTAACCTCATTCCCCCCACTCCGGCAGAAGCAGTAATTCCAAAACTATCACCATCAATAATAGCAGTTTCAATGTAGGTAGAAGATCCTCCGAGATTTTGTTCGTACGCTAATTCAAAAACTCCAGAAGTTACTTTCACTCTTCTTTCCCATCCACCAATAACATTTAGATTTTGAGACTTAACCTGCTGAATTGTATCATTTTGTATAGTGACATTACCTTCTGTCCCAGAGGTGAGAAATCTACCACCATCGATTGTACCTTTAAAGGTTGCCCCTTCCCCAAAAACATGACCGGTAAATTCAATACGATCAGCATCCATAAGAATTGTTTCAGGTGAAAGGTTTATAGCTGCAATGACACCATTTTCTTTTACTCTCAGATCAATTTCATCAGCATGTTGGGTTATGGTGCTTTCTGCCGTGCTTAGTCGGGAACCTATCCCATCTATGGCCCCGTCTACGTCCTCCGGTGCTGGCGTCCAGTCTGTGGTCCGGTTTCCTTTTTCTATTTTAATAGGTCTTACGTAAATTTCAGTGTTAGCACCATCCATGTTAGGGAGTATAAAATGTGTGTTATGATTTAATGCACTCCCGGGAGCTACGGTTGGACGAAACCTGAATGTAACCATTTTGTACTCAGTAGTAAGATCTGCATCGAAACCGGAAATAATAGAAGCTTGGTTCATACTTCTTAATCGTAGCCTTATGTTTTTTGAAGCTTTAGCCATAAATGTATAGATGTATTCTTCGCCTTGTATTAATCTACTCCCAACTAATCCTGCTGTTGTAATGTAAAACACGTCATTAAAATCAGAGTGCATTTGATTTATAGCTATTTTCAAAGTTTTACCTGATGGAGAGTTTGCATCATTAATGACCTCAGAAGAACCACTTATCCTGTGAAGTATTAGTTTGTTTGGATTACCCGTATCTACCGCCAGATTCCGCCCACCAATCTGCAAATTATCAAACTCAGTCTTCGTTACCCTCTGAGTAATCGCATTAGCATTTTGTTCAATCTGAGAAAATGCTTCTGTAATATCAGTTCTATGACCATCCACGGTTGTTGACAAACTGGTAACGGTTGAGTTGATGCTGTCAGCCTTTTGGTCTACAGAAGAGATACTACTATATACTGTAGTAAACTCTTCATCGATATCCGCCTCTAATGTTTGAACGGTGGAAAGTATACCATCAGCTTTTTGGTCTACCGTTGATATATCCTGTCTAACTAAAGAAAATTCACTATCAATATCCTCAGGAGCTGGTGTCCAATCGGTGGCACGATGACCACGCTCTAACTTAGCTTCTTTATACTCTGACGAAAAGGAGGTTCCTGACGGTGAGTTATTTAACGCTAACCTTATCCAATGCGTGTTTTGAGGGATGGCAGCCGTTACATGGATTAACCCTTCTTCTCCTCCTTCGACACTGGTTCCATATGAATTGGCAATGTTTACATTATCCGAATCCTCAAAGCGAAATCTTGCAACTATCCCAAAATCTTCTGGTGGATGTACATAAACACTAAATGTAACTATATCCCCCGGTTTTAGTCCCAGGTCGCTTATTGGCATTCTGTCAACTGTTGCATACCATGTATAATGGTTGGCCGTTCGGAACTCGTCGCTTGTGTCTTTCAATAAATTCCTTCCACCAATTTGCAGATTATTAAACTCCCCTTGCAAACTAGTAACACTTGTACTAATCCCATCCACATCAACAGTAAGACTACTCACTTGATTACTAACACTGGTAACATCGTCCTCTAAGTTTTCAAGGGAGCTTTGTTCAGCTTTTAAAGCTATCTGCCCAGCTTGAACATCTAGTTCAGCATAAATGCTGCTAATGTCCCCTGTCACTGTGTCCAGATCATCTTGACTGGCCTTCAAGCTAATTGCACTTGCATTGGCATCAATTTGTACCTGTTGGTTTTGAACAGTACCATCCAAAGTAGATAATTCATCTATGGTTATGTTCAACCTTCCCTCGATGGTATCAATCTCTTGGGTAACGGTTGTAATGCGCCCATCGTGTGCTGCTAACTCATCCTCATTGTCAGCTACACGTTGCAGTAAATTGTCTGTAGTGTTGGATAATCCGTCTACAGTATCAGAAATCGAGTTAACTACACTTGAGTCTGCCTTCAGCTGCAACTGACCATCCACATACTCAAGACCAGCCTTTTCTGCTAAATCGTTCATTATCTCAGTCACTTTAGCATCATAGACTTCCCTAGATACGGCATAGTTAACGGTATGCTGTTCAGCTGCTTCAATCGCTCTTTCTTCTGCAGACAGAGCAACTACATCAGCATAATACGTACTATCCTCAAAAACCGATTGGTCTTTCTCATCGATGACCTGTTTGGTGTACGTAACTTCTAAAACGTCCGTCATGCTGATTTTCTTTGCAATTTCCGCCTGTAAAGTCTGCCAAATGGCTCTTACTTCTTCCTCGGTGTATTCGATAAAGTCACCAAGTTCTACATGCTTATTAGATTTATCAACAATGTCACGTTCCTGTGTGTGGATCCGCGCTTCCAGATAAAGAGGAGGATTAAATTTTGTATCCTTAATCTTAATCGTGTCGCCAAATCGGATTTTCTTATTTTCCATTCCTGGTACGTTTTCTAAATCGGCAATGTCCCCTTCATATTCCACAACGGCATTCACACGTTTTTCAAGCTCATTCTCTGTTAAGGTAGTTAACCGATCTAAAGACATGTTAAGGTCCGTGGTTTGAGGCTCATACGTACCGATAAGGTGCTGTCCATTACGTCCCCAACGTGCTAATGCTTCTTGATCTTCCACAAGCACTTCAAGACGTGTACCGTCTTCACGTATAGGTCCAAGACCTAGTAATGCAGTATAGAGGTTGTCTGTTTTTTCTGTACGTTTTATACCGATAAGATCACGGCCAAACTCTACTTCTCGTCCTTGCCATGCCCCGACCCGTGGGAGCAAATCCACATACCTTCCTAAAATACGGTTTCCATCGATTTCTACACGAAAATTAAGCTCAAGACTAAACTCCTGAGCTATACGTTTTAAAAAGGCAAACGGGTCAGTAGGACGTTCAATATTAAAAGTTCTAGTTCCTGCAGCTGTTACTGTACCAGCTTGCCATTCTGTATCCCCGATAGCATGCGAGACGGCGGTTGAAACAGTTTGGTCTTCTAAGGTTTGAGGTTTAATAGTTTTTTCTTTTTTCAACAGAATGTAACTGGCAGATGCATATGCTTCAGTTTTTAAAACTCCAAAAACATCGCGGTATTTCTTTGCTTCAGTAATTACAAATTCATTGTACCCCTGGTCTTCAGAAGGAATAATGACCCGATTATTTTTTCCGATATGCTGAGAAAAGTCTTTGTCTGCAAAAGTAGTAAAATCAAATGTTTCTAATTTATCCTTCAATGATTTCCGATGTTTATTAGAGAGTATATGTTTTACAGTGATAACATCCAAAATCCTATCGTTTTGACCGTCTGTAATGTGGATCAATGTTTTCACCTCCCTACCTGAAACGTTCCCTGTACTTAATACTTGTATTAAAGCTGTCACTCGGCTGCACTACTAATTGATTACTTCCTTTGGCCAACTTAAAAAAGGAAGCCCCGAAATCCTTTAAATCCTTTCGGTCTTCCCCATTGATTAATATCTCATCATCCTTATGGTCAAACGTAATGATATCCCCTTCATTTGCGATATACGGTGTTTGATCAATGGTTGCTTCTTCTAGCTTGAACACTCGGATAAAATTGATTTTAGGCGCATAGGCGTTTGGAGTACCACTATATTTACCGATATGAATCTGAACGTATTTCAATCGCCCCTGGAACTCTTCTGCATTATCCATAAAACTTGTATCTAAATTCCAAACATGGCGTGCCCCATCGTTAGCGATACGAGTTACATAGAATTCAAATCGTTTACCTATTCTACGCATTCGAACCATCCCAAAGAAGAAGTCCCAACTGTATTGGTAATTTTGAGAGGATATTAGATAATTAATACCCCTACCAACGAAGGGACCAACACGCCCCTCTGCTCTCTTCTGATGAGTGGATCTGCTGCTATCATTTACGGCCATTTTTCCTAATACATTCATAGACTCATCAAAAAGATAAAATTCTATCCGGAAAGTTGCCCCCGGTTCAATCGTCCGCCCCTGCAGGTGCATTTGTACTTCAAAGTCTTGTGTAAGAGGCACTTCTTTAATTAGTGCTGGACCGTGCCATTCATCCCCTGAACCATAATTGGGTACCGTAATACCTTCGCCGTCAGTACTTAAATGACCGCTAACGGTACCATCTACCTCTGTCGGACTATCTGACCATGTGTCTAATGTGTCTCCACGTTCTTCTAGTAGCAGGGTTCTGGTATCCACAATTTCTTCTGTTACATTGGCAGGACGTCCTATCATTTGATACTCATCATCTTGGTTTTGAATTAAAGCAAAGGTCACTGGTTCCAGTACTTCTAATTCAAAGATTGGATCTGCTTCGACTGTTCCTTCATTGGTGAGACTAACAGCGTCTTGAGGGAAGATGGCTGTACGTTCAGGCCCGTATTTGAATGGATCAGGACAAACAAAATGAAGTGTACCCTCTCCATACTCTATTAAATCTTCGAAATCATCTATCGCACCATCAAATAGGGCATAGTACGTCTTTCCCTGTCTGTTGGGGTAAACTAAAGGGCAAGGCTCATCAGTAATCAACCAAGAAGCAAGCTCGTCTTCTATATCCTCCATACTTCTCCCATTAGGATTGATATAAACAGGTATAGATAATCTCAATTCATCAATTTCACTGGATGTTAGATGGGCCCCTTTTAAACCTGGAACCCTTAACAAATTCCTATGGATAGGCGCGAAGGGAGAACGCCTCATACCCTGTTTAATAACTAGCCATGATTTTGATATGCCATTAAAAGTAATTGTCCTAGGCAAAGCTCTCCCCCCTATTAGTGTTTCTTTCTTGGAATTCTGTAACGTGTGGTTCTACAACTCTTCCTACTTCCCTATCATCCATTACAATGATCTTCCCGTCTTTTACTGCCTGAATTAACTGGAGTAGCAATGCTTCAAGGGTGCTATAGTCGTTTCGAGTTACAGGTCTACTTGAAACAGTTTCTGTCTCTGGTTCATCTAGCTCAGGTACGGTTAACATGTGACTCATTTTCTTATGAACGTCGTCTATGCCGTCATCGATGGATTCTTCCACAGGTCCAGCAAAGTCTAATTTGTCCAGGTCACTCAACGGCCCTTCTTTTGCCGGAGAAAACGGAAGCAAGTTTCGAACGGTACCTGCTAGGTTACTTGCAGCATCTTTTACTTTTCCAATAGCTCCTGTTATCCCGCTTACTACCTGGTCAATCAAACCTCGTCCGGCTTTAAAGAATGAACTCCCTAAATTAGTGATTATAGTAAGTGCTGCTTGCATCCCATCAGATATAGCATTTTTTGCTCCGTCTATTGCATCTGAGATTACAGAAACAACTTTGTTAAATATTTCTGAAGCTTTCTCCCGGATGATATCCCAATTTTTCCACAGGAGGACTCCTATTGCTATGAGTGCTGCTATAGCAGCAATAATTAAACCGATTGGAGAAAATAACATCCCAATACCTACACCCACTAACTTTAAAACAGGTAGAAGTGCCATAAATAAGGAAATTGCTTTACCTACTATCATGAGGATCGGGCCCATGACAAAAGCTAGCATGGTTATTATCCCAATTACTTTTTTCGTTTCCGGACTTAAATCCATAAACCATTGAATAAGCTCGCCTATTCGCTGGCTAAAATCTTGTATTGCTGGGATAGCTTGATCTCGAATAAATGGTATGGCAGTTTCCGTAAGGAAAGGCACTGCACCTGTAACCAATTCTTGAAAAAATCCACCGAATGTCCGGGTTAAATCATCAATAGCATCTTGGTATTCTTCAGAAGCTTTTGTTGCATCCTCACTCATGACAATACCCAAATCATGGGCGTGATCCCGAAGCTCTTGAATGGACATATCTCCTTCTTCAATGGCAGTGGCCAACTCGGGGCCTACTTTTGAACCAAATAGTTCAGCAGCAAGAGCAGAAGCTTGAGAAGCGTTGTCCATCCCGTGGAGTGTACCCATCACTTGCATAAAAGCCTCATCCGTTGACAAAGTGCCGTTCTCCAAGGCTTCCATGTTTACCCCTAGCTTCTCGAGTTGTTCCTTATGCTTCTCACTTCCGTTTGCAGCTTGACCGATGGTATCGTTGAGATTTCTTAACCCTCTTTCAAAACCACCTTGTGATACACCCAACTGTCCTAAAGCATATTCTAGTTCTTGGTATGCATCGGTGCTGATGTTCAATTGCCTGCTAGTTTTGGCTATTTCATCCCCTTTAGCTGTTATTCTTCCGGTTAACGCGACGATACCAGCACCAGCTGCAGCAATAGGGCCTGTCACCCATTTAGTCATGAAGCCTCCAGCTTTAGAGACATTGTCACCCATCTTTTTGACTTTTTCTCCAGCGCTTTCAGCTTTCTTACCTACATCATCGACCTTTTTTTCTACATCATTATCCTCAATAAAAATACTTCCAAACAAACGGAAGATTTCCAATCAGTTCACCCCCTTAGGGAAAACAAAAAAGCCCTCATTAAGAGCGCTCTCTATCGTTATTTCGTATGCGTTTTGACTCTGCAATTATTTGTTCAGGAGTCCTGTTGCTTTTCGATTTTTTAGCTGTGCTTTTTCCAACATGTTTTTGGTAATAAGTATCATAAGGAAGTCTCTTTTTAGGATCAGTATGAACATAAAAATTAAGCCATTTTTGCCATATCCGTCCCTCAACCGTTTTATCAAAAGCTTTTCCGAAAAGTTCTATTCCTTCCTGAACATCCAAATCGAGAATAAATTCTATGTTACTGTAACGACTCAATAAAACATCGTAAAATTCTATTGCATCGATTTGGAGAGTAAGCGCAAAAAATTCATAATACCTTTTTGCTCTTTCAAGGCTTTCATGAATTCAACTAAATCTTCAATGTCTAGATCTGCAAACTCATCTGGACTCATCTTCCCCTCTGTTAAACTGGAAAAGAATTCATAAAAATCATTTTCTGCATTGCCTAAACGGGTGAGTAGATAAAGCATCGCTTCAATACCTGCAGCTTTTTGTGCTGCGTTAATGTCCTTACCGACTAATGAGTTAACCATGTTCATTACATCAAACTTATCAATGTCCATCTTTTTTAAAATCCTGGACACTTTTGGGATGTCACGAGTTTTAATATTTCGGATAACATACTCTTTATCATTAATAACGATTGCCATTGTGTACTCCTCCTTAAATTAAGAAAGAGACTCACTAGGGAGTCTCTTAACTAGATTGTTGTGTTGTTGCTTTTGGATAACGCATTTTGTACGGTGGTGTCATCAAATCAGTAGGATCGTAATGACCTGTAAATTGAACCTCGTTAACAACCTTTTCTTGGTTCTCAAGAGCAGACTCCAATTCACCGTCACCTAATGCGTTTTCTACGATGATAACAACGTCTTTCCCTTCTGCGGTGGAGCCAACAAAAGCAACGTTTTTCAAATAATCGTCCTGGCTTACTTTTCCTGTGGGTTTAATTTCATCATAACCCGCATTAGAAGTATCAGCTTTTAACCCTGCATAAAACTTAGCATAGCGGTTAGCGTTAACGATGCTCATGGAATTAACAGTCAGTCTAGGGATTTCTTCGATAATATGGGTTAAACCTTTGATCGGCCCCTTAGCTCCATATTCCTGGAGGTTCTTGAATTCTCGTGCTACATTAAACGCTCCTCCCTCGACTGCTCCTACAACTTCCTCGCCTTCTACATCGTAATTAAAATAAAAAGCCCCTTCACCAAGAAGGACCTCTTTCGGATCAGCAGCTTGAACTGCAGATTTTTTCGGTGCCATCTAGCTTCACCCTTTCTTCTTAAAAAATGTCTTCGCTACAAAGCGTAATTCCCTTCTCCTAAGGTTAGGATCAGGATCCGGTAACTCTCTAGGACCTTGCAGCTTATAAAGCCTTGTAGAAAAGCCTTCGGAAGGAAAAACATTTCCGTTAAAATGGTTTTCTACTCTATCGTAAAGCTCATCTAATCGTTTTGTATCCTCTACACTGTTCCAAGTGTTGGCATCATCCCAATAACGCGTCTCAATAATGACCTCGTCTTCTGTTCCAGGAGTCGTAGTAGGAATAGTAAAAACGATGTATGGCATTGTGTTATCATCGCCCACCTGCTCATGATATGAACGAGGATGGATCTTGTTTAACTCTTCCAACATGAAATCTATTAGGTTGTTCATGTTTACCACCTACATTTTCATAATGGTTGCGGCCAACTGCTTTATTACGCCTTTCGTATCATCTGCTGCAGGGCGCAAGGTTGGTTGTGGCCGCATACCATGTGTAAATATAATTTCACCTGTTTTTGGGTCTTCATAAGCCCACGGCGTTTTTCTCCCATCGCCTTTTTCAGCATACTTACCTGTACCAAATTCAACATAAGGAGCGTGTTCTGCGCTTGATCCAAGAATGACTTCGCCTTTTGCTTCATCCGTCTTGTAGTTGTAACTATCCCTTAAGGCACTAGAAGAAACAGGGGAACGCAACTGTACATTGGAAAGAGTGTGCTCCCCGATACCTGTAAGGAGTTTACCTTTGTTCTCCTTATACTGTTTTTTGAACTTTGGAATGTTATTTTGAAAAGTTACTTTACTCTTTTTTCTGGGCATATTCGTTCCACTCCACTTCCATTCGAATGTGGCCCATACTCATGTTATGATCAATAAACTTTACCGTATACACCTGGTCATCTTCATCAATGATTTGATCGCCTTTTTTGACGGCTACCCCATCAGCAAAAGTAAAAAGTTCATGGGATGATGAGTATTGCGATTGATCAGCTGCAAAGCGTTGATCTCCACTCAGCGCATCCATAGCACCTTTAATTGTTCCTAACGTTACTGGATTGTTAAATGTACGTCCGTTAACTGTTTGCTTCTGGTTACGTTTTACCGTGAATTCATCTGTAAAGTAATCCCCTATCATACGACCTTCAACTTCTTTCGTAATCCTCTTAAACAGCTTTTAGGATAATCACTGTTTTCAAAAGAGATAGAGTGTTTACCTAGACTTTCAGTGGTCTTTCCTTCTTTGTTTGTAAGATCGTAAGCAACCATTTTCTTTACGTTTTTTGCGTAGCCTTTGGGGAGTTCATCTCTCCTGGTATACTCTTTGATCCATTCTTCAGCATCCTCGATATAAGCTATTAGTTGCTCGTCAGTCACCTTGATTGATCCTAAATACGTTCTCATTTCATCTTTTGATACTAAAGGCATAAAATCACCCTATTTCTTTTTAGTTTTGCCCTTAGGTTTACGGTTACGTTTTAACCTCTTATCCTTTGGTGTACCTTTATTCGGCTTGCCCATTGAGTCGCCCAACTTTCGATAGCTCATGATTGAGTTCTTCTGTTTTCTTCGCTTGCCCTTTTTGGTATGGCATCCAATCCCATTGTCCACCGTTACTGCCTTTGGAGACTCGTAAGTTAAAGAACAAGCCACCAGGATTAAAAACACACAGGTCCACAACATCTTCTTCGCCTTGATGGACGTTAGTAATAATCGCTGCCCTGTCCTCACTTTTATATTCGCCTCCCGGTGTTCCATAGGATTTATAATAAACGATTCTTCCTACTGTCGGTTTCATTCTTCTTCAAGCTCCTTTAAGGCTTCTTTTAGTTCAGCAACCTTCATATTGCTGTATCCCTCAAGCCCTTTTTCTTTTGCAAGTTCCTTTAACTCAGCACCTGTCATATCATCGATGCTTTTTTCACTTTCAATTTCCTTGACCTCGTAACCTTTACGTTTAAACCAATCGATAAGATGAGGAGAGTTAGTCTCTCCCACCCCATCAATGAATTTTACTGTTGCGGAAATCCCATTGTACTCTTTATTCGGTGCAAGTATCTTGACCATAATTACACCACCTTAATGTTACGGAAAACACCTGCAGATTTCGTACGCTTCAATGCAACAGAAGAAACCATTTCTACTTCTCCAGGCTTTACAGCTCCTGCAGTATCAAAGTCCGGTAACCAAATCTTTACTAGATCAGTATTAGCAAGGGAAACGCCGTGGAAGGCGTCCAAACCAAAACGCCATGCGTAAAGATCCGTTAATCCGGAGACCGCGGATCCTCCAACAGTACGTGAGTCAATAGCTACTACTGGGTTGTTAGAACCTGGCTTCGCTCCAAGGTCAACAATTGGGATATCGTTATAAGCCCAAATCTTACGTCCGAAGGCGTCCTCACTTGAAGTTAAATATCCTGCCTCTCGTGCAATGGCTACTAGCCGGTTATACATCTTCGTGTTGCTTGCTAATACATCCGGCTTTTCATCCAAACGGCTTAAAAACTCGTCTAGCTCAAACAGGAATTTCTTGTAGTTAGACTCAATCTGACCTGTGGATGAGATATCAATATACTCCTCTGTGTAATGCTCTGTAGAAGTACCAGTAATAGCTTTGTCCAAACCATCGAAGGAGTCTTCATTAGCTCCAGAGTCACCGTTGATTACAGTGTCATGGAAAAGCGTACGAGTTGCTTTTACTTTTTGTTCTGTTTGAAAGGCTACCTCATCTGCTAAACCGCCTGTACGTGCAAGTACTCGGTCAATTTTGTACTGGCCCCCGAATACTTTCAATTCAGTGGTGTAACGTTGCTTTTTAGCCTCATGGTTTGTGTACTCAGAGTTAATCGCACGGAAAGCGGCTTGAGCTTCTTCGATTACTCGAGTATAACCATACGTTAACGTTGCTCCAGAAGTACCAGGTGTTACTGCATCATCAAATGTGATGTTGTTTAAAATGAATGAGCTCTTACGAAACTCATCGATAATTCCTGCTTGAATGTCATCTTGCGTATTTAATCGTGCTTGCTCCATTGTTACTGGCATGTATAATCACTCCTATTTCTTTTTGTAAAAATCACCAATTGCTCCTGAAAGTGTTTTAGGTGTTTTGGATGGTCCTCCACCTGAGGCAGGATCATCCATTCCGCCTTTTTTAAAGCGTTCATTGACTACTCTTTCAACTTCTTCCTGCCACAACTTAGCGAAGGTTTCTACGTTCTCCTTCGTTTGCTTTTCATCACCTCCAGCAAGGATATTCTTAAATTTCTGAGGGAGCTTCTTTTCATCAAGTAAGTCTGATGTGAGCATGAGCTGTTCCTTCTCATTGAGCGCTACTTCTTTATCCTTTAAGCTTTTTTCATACTGCTGCTTCTCGTGTTCTTTGCGCTCTTCGTCAGTCATTTTCTCCTTCTCGTAAGCATCAATCTTGTCTTTAAGCTCCTTGTTTTCCTTGCTGTAAGTCGTACGGACTTTATCCGTAGCAGATTGAATCATTTTTTGCAGGTAATCTTCCTGCTCTTTGGAGAACTGAGGAGTTTTATCTCCGTCGCCTTTATCTCCACCCTTTTCTCCATCGCCTTTGTCGCCTTTGTCGCCTTTGTCATCGTCTTTGTCACCATCAGCAAAATGTTGAATGTTTAACCGGATGAATGGCTTCCAAGCTTTTGTTTGTTCCACTGCTCTTTTCACTTCTAGTTCTTTTTGAATAATTGTCATTGGTATTTCCTCCTCGTGAGTTCAACACAAAAAAGCCCCTGCTAAGCAGTTGCCGTTGAGTTGCCCTCAAATAAAATTTTAAGCCGCATCGATGCGACCTTTTTTCCATTGTTTAAACGTTTTGTATTGCTTAATCTCACCGCGTTTACCTTCCACTTCTCGGGAACGACGTACTTTAGGCTCAAAGCCTTCAATGACAGTAACCACCGTACAACGGCAATTAATATCATCTTCTGCAGTACCCATTTGTCCAGGAGCTGGTCCCCTACCTCCGTTACTGGAAGTAAAGTCGTCATCGACTTCTACCATTTTCCCGTCAAGCTCTTCATGTGCATCCCTTGTTGACTCGTCCAATGTAGCAACCCACATCTTTTTCATGATCACGCCCTGATCGGCAGCATGTTCCATGCTTTTGAGTCTTCCCTCTTGTTGCACCCTGTGGGACTCCGTACGTGCAACACGTAAGGCTTTTTTATAATCACCATCAAGTCTTTTTTCCAAGCGCTTTGCCATGAGCTCATAAGACTCTCCTCTGATTAAACCTTGTGTTATTTCACGTCTGATATTACGGATTAAATCCGTGCGGTGTCCTGCTAGTGTGTCTGAAAGAGTTAATCCACTGATTGGGTTGTTAATGGCATCCATTATTACATCTTCTTTTAGTTGACGGAAACCAAGCTTAGCAGCTGCTTCTGTCTCCAGTGCAAAGGCCGTTCGATAAAAAGAGTCTGCGTATTGATTTTTAAAGCTAGATTTTAAAATATTAGCTTTCTTACGACTGTATTTATTTAAGTGTGTTATCACTGTATCCTCTAGTTTTTTAAGACGGTGGTAACGGTTCATAACGTGATACTCAACCTTACCTCCTTGACCAAACTGAGCATAGGTTACAGCTAGTTCACCTTGTACCTCTTTCAACACATTTTCGTAAGATTTCTTTAACTCTTTTTCCGTTTGAGCTTCTGTAAGACTTAACGCCCTATCAGCTTGTTTGAATTTCCTTGTTAGACTCATTCATCATCATCCTCGGGGTCTTCATGAGCTCTATTCGGTGTCCCTACCAATGCAGCTTCCTCTTTTTCCATTTCCTCCTTCTCCTGCTGCGGATCTGGAACAAAGGATAATTTACTTAAGCGTGTATTTTCACTTACATGGCCACGTAATAACGCTGTTGTTTCTGCTTCCTCTTTCAAATTAACAGGAAGGTTACGTGAGAATTGGTATTCCATCTCTAAATGGTCCAAATGGATGGACTTCTTCCCCCATGCTGAACCAAGTACCTTGTACTGGTAACGTAAACTTGATGAGAACTTTCTCTCTCCAGTGATACATTTGTTTTCTAAGTTCATCAGCTTATAACGAATAGCAACTCCTGAAGCATTTCCGCCAAAAGCCTCGTCGTTGAAGTTAACATGACGCGCAAACCGAATAATGTTTTCTTCAAAACGATCCAACGTATTTTGTATAAAGGTGTCGTTGATGTCCTTCGTTATAAACTTTGCATCAGCTGGAGCATCTGGTTCTCCGTCCACTTGAATAGCTCCAGTACGTTTCATCTGTTCGAGTATTTCCTCGTCTATATCCATACCCACAATGAGCATGTAAGCAAGCCTAAACTGCTCTATTTCACTAGAGCAATCGGAAAGCGCTCTGTCGTATGCATCGATAAGAGAAAGGACCTTTTCCGCATCGCCCTGTAGCTCGTCGTTATTGGCTATCCCGAACAGTGTACAGTAATCAAAAAGATGTTCATAAGGGTTTACTGGCTCTTCCGGATCCATTTCTAAAGCATCTTTTCGAAGGATGTAATAGGTAATATGTTTTTCATTGAACCATTCCACTCTTATTACTTCTTCGTTTCCATGCTCAATCGTGTAATACCGAAAAGCATATTCAGGTTCAGCAATCCTTCCGTCAGTGATAAAAACACATTCCCAAGGATTAATGTTTTTCACTCTTTCTTGACCTTCTCGATCAACATACAATTGCCTTGCAGCATAACCGCAAATGGCAGCCTTTTTTACTGTTTCGCTGTCCAGGTCTTCGATGTTGTTAATCAGGTTAAAGTCCCTTATTGCATCAATAACAACCTGCTCCTTTGGATCGTAGACATAAGAAATAGGCTTACCCACAAGGTAACCCACTTTTGTATCGACGATCTCCCCGAAGAAATCATTATTCAGCTTGTTATTGATTTTATTTGCACTTTCGTTTTGCTCTAATTTACGATTGAAGATTGGTACTGCTGGACTACCAATCTCTGCTTTATACCGTTCATACAATTCACGCATAACTTTATGGCGGCCTTTTTTCTCCTCGATCAGCTGCTTGATAACCTTTGCTGTGGGTAAGCCGTTATTATTTTTTATTTGTCGGATAATATGTTTCACTTTCTCACCTCCTCTATGCGATTGCTGGTACTGCTTTCGCTTTGGTCTTACCGTAAATAATCGTATTAACAAAATAACGATCCCCGTCCATATGGTGATCGTTTACTTTTTTAGGTTTATCTTCACCACGTTCCTGGGCCTTCTCATCCCATGCATAGGAGGAAAACTCCCTAAACGTCTCTTCGCAGCAGTCATTGTATTTGATCTTGCCATCCACTATTGCCGTAGAAACATTTCGAATACCATCAAGTACGTCATTTCTAGCACGTTTAACCTTGATCTTGTACCCATCGCCATATTTTACGTTTCTAATTTCAGCAATGAATGAGGATGCGGACGGATCCACAATAACAGACTCAATTTTGAGGTTCCCAATAAACTTTAAAAGGTCCTCTTTATATTCGCTATCTGTTTTCTGTTTAGACCTGGCTCTGCCATCGTAATGGTACTCTTTCACCTTGTACCAAACATCTTTATGCAATCCCCATAACCCAAACGTCATTGGGTTATTAGTACCATAGTCTACAGAAACATGGTATTTCTCGTAATTCCGTAGAATTGATTCAACAGTGTGCTTTACCTTGTTGAACATATCGTAAATGATACCTTCAGCAAGTACCCACAAACCTAAAATGTAGCGCTGGTAGAAGACACCGGAGAACATTCTCTCGTATCTTTCTCTCACTTTTGGTGACAAGGATAGGTTATCCACCATCGTAAAGTGCAAGTGTACAATGCGTTTTTCCTTTGCCTTGTCGATGTAGTCCAACTTGAACCAGTGGTACGGCCCTTGTGGGTTACAGTTCATAAACACCTTAGAGCCTTCAACGGAGCAACGACCAATCATCTGCTTAACAAATGACTCAGGGAAAAGCGCAGCTTCGTCTCCATATGCTCCTGCAGCTGTAAGACCTTGTAACGTATCCTGTGAACGTTCATTGTTAGCACCAAACAAGTAATAAATGTTTGTGCCTATCTTTATGTGAGGCTCATCGGAGGAACGTTGGTAATCATAATCAATTCCTTTCGCTGCTAATATCTTAAACATGGGGTTTAATACGTTACGTTTTAACGCCCCCATGGACTTTCCAGCAATGATAAATTGTTCATCTTCAAACGTGGATAGGGACCAATCTAAAAAGCTATTAATCATGGCCACTGTTTTACCTGATCGGATAGATCCGTCCGCAATCACCATGTCGTAATCGTGGTAAGGACTTTTTTTAGTCCACCACGTCATAAGCTTTTTCTGTTTTACCGAGAAAGGTAAAAACTTAAAAGGCTGCGTCCTTTTCTTCTTCCTTCGCCTCACCGCCTCCACTCCTAGTCTGTATATGAAAATCAATTTACCGTATATTTATTTGCATAGTCTTGAATATGGAATTCAAGTTTATTACGTAAAATATTTATATTGCGTAACAATGAAATTACAGAACGTTGTTATATCAAGGATTAAAATTGTTGGAAAATTTTACAGTATACAAGTTTTTATACATCCGCAATTTACAAGGCTTTTCACTTCTAAGCCCAACATTATTTCCCGTGATTCTTGCATAAAAACGATTGAATAAAATTCAAAAATTATTCATCGTCTTCCACTTCTTCATTGTCCCAAACTTCCTCAGCAGTACCGTTAAGAGCATCCATGAAAAAGCCAATGCGCTCCTTCACGTCGTCTTGATTATCTCCTTCAAGCTCTGCTAACGTTCGATACATCCCCATTAACGTAGACATGGCCCGTGAAAGTGAGTTGAGGAAATTACCTTGTCGATCCCAGGCATATTGAAACTCCCATTCCTTCTCTTCGAAGGTATCGCCGTTTTTTACTTTCCTGAGGTGTTTGATTAGTTCATCCTTTGATTCCACATGCATAATTCCTTGGGCACGGATAATGGCAGCTTCCTGAATGGCAATGCTACGTTTTAACTTTGCCGTTTGATCCTCCTGCTGCAGCTGTTCAACTAGTTCCATCGTTTCTGGAGGAAGATGCTTTGCAAACAAACCGTGTTTCAATGCGGCAGTATTCCGTTTTGCAAATCTAGTTTCAGGATTCGGATTCTTATTACCTGGATTACCTAAAGCGTGCTTGTTTCCTGGCTGTCCTCCGGGTTTCCTCTTCTTTTGTTGTACAACATTCTTTTTCGTTTGTTGTACAACATTCCACTTATCGCGTTGTTTCCACACGGCAACCTTCTTCTCGTCTACCTCAAGAATGTTAGCAATCCTGCGGTTCGTAATATCACCGTTGTGTTTCTTGTACAGCTCCCACGCTTCATCACGTTTAGGATCTCTTTTTCGTGGCATTAACTCATTCACCTACCTCCTACACCATCCAGTCTATAAAAACGGAAAAGCACCCGTCTCGATTCACGGGTGCTTCCTAGCAATCAATCATTATGAAATTGGATAAAACTTTACTCACTAACATATTAACACATAAATAGTCCGCGTTTGTTCCGCGATTTTTCCGCGCTACTTGAAACTGATTGCATCCACCCCAAAAAACAAGACCTGTATATCTTCTGTAGCTTGTTTCAAATACTTATAAAATGCTGTTTTTTCAATGTTCTCACTCTCTGCAATCTGTCTGTTGGACATTTTTAAGGGGCTTATATATTTTTTCTCTAATACTCGGTATCTGATCAACTCATCCTCTGTACACATGCTTTTATAAGCCTCTACCTTTGATTGTATGAACATCACCATTGCGACTGTTTTTTTTCGACTTTTCTTTATTGATTCAATGGATTCTAAGGTAATCTCTTCAAGATCTAAATCTTGTATGGATTTATTATCAATCTCCCAAAGCTCTCCTTTTACGTTCTCACAATGCACAACAAGTCCACGATAATTTTTTAAAAGCAAAACAGTATTTAGATATCGTTTGTCTTTCTTATCTTCCTCTTCCTTCTGCTTTTGCTCGGCTAAAACCTTTGCTACAGTCTCAGTAATGATCTGCAATTGTTTCTCCGATAGTTTCACTGTTGGACACCCTCTTTCTCCTGGATCTTCTCAATCCTTGCTTTTAAAGCAGACATTAACTCGTCTTGGGTGCTTGTCTTGTTGGCTAATGCTGCTACAACATCCTCATCGACACCACCTTCAACGGTTAAGTGGTGAATGATAACCTTTTCCGTTTGTCCTTGACGGTGAAGTCGTTTGTTGGCTTGCTGATATAATTCCAAGCTCCAGTTAAGACCGAACCATATCACATGGTTTCCTCCTTGCTGAAGATTCAACCCGTAAGCAGCACTTGCAGGATGGGCTAGTAAAATATCAATCTCTCGGTTGTTCCAATCCGTTTCATCCTGCGGTGTCTTTAACTCCCTCACTCTTAACTTAGTCTTGCTTAATGCTTGCTTGATCCGTTCCTTGTCATGTTGAAAGTTGTAAAAGACTAAAGCTGGCTTCCCATTCAAGCCCTCTACCAACTCCATGAACGCTTCCACCTTACACTTATGGATTTCTACAACCTTACGATCCTCGTCATATAAGGCACCGTTACAAAGTTGCAGTAACTTATTCGTCAGTACAGCTGCACTACCTACATCGATGGTGGACTCATCTACCTGCAGTAACATATCTTTTTCCAACATGTCATAAGCATCTTGGGCTTTGTTATCCAGTACTACTGGAACCGTATTAAACGTGATGTCAGGAAGCTCTAAGTAATCTTCTGCTTTCATGCTAACGCATATGTCTCCAATCAATCGTTGGATGACTTCCTCTCCTCCTGGCTTTGGTGCGTAAGTAAAAACTCTTTCTCTATCACGACGATCTGGTTCAAAGTATCTTTCCCGGAAATGGGTGATCTTCTTTCCTAGTCGTTCCCCGTTATCCAGTAAGTACACCTGCGCCCACAGGTCCAGTAGTCCATTTGGTGCCGGCGTTCCTGTCAGTCCAACTATGCGATTGATGTGTGGCCTTACCCACGTTAAGGCCTTGAACCGTTTGGCTTGGTGATTCTTAAAACTACTAAACTCGTCGATTACCACCATGTCAAAAGGCCATGCATTTCGATAATACTCCACTAACCAAGGAATGTTTTCCCGGTTGATCACGTAAATATCTGCAGGTGTGTTTAATGCTCGTATTCGTTTTGCTGCGGATCCAAGGGCCGGGATAATTCGTAGCAGCTGAAGATGATCCCATTTGTCTTTTTCTTTTACCCAGGTACTTTCGGCAACCTTCTTCGGTGCAACCACTAACACTTTGGAAACGGCGAAACGGTTATACTTCAAATCGTTAATGGCTGTTAAGGTGATTACTGTTTTCCCAAGTCCCATATCTAGTAACAACCCTAGTGCTGGATCTGTAAGCACTCGGTTGATGCAATACCGTTGGTAGCTGTGTGGAACAAACTTCATTGGATCTCACCATACTCTTGAATGAATTCGTCTATGCCCTCTTTACTGTCAATAACTAAAACAGTATGTCCGAAACTATTAATCTTTCGATGTTGTCCGATCTGATTTTTTGTTGGTTTCTTACCTGGTGCTTTCATTTCCACAAAGTAAACTCTTTTACCTGGAAACAACACTAACCTGTCTGGCACCCCAATGTTTCCCGGGCTCTCAAACTTGTAAGCTCGTCCTCCAGCTTTTCTCACTTCTTCACGGAAATAATTTTCTATGTCACGTTCCCTTATCTTTCTCATCAAACCATCCTCTCAAAAACTACGGTCAACTTTAACATCCTTTTTCCCTTATTAGCGTATAAACAGGTGTATTAGGCGTATTAGGTACACACACTATATACCTAATTTACCTATTTTATATTTACTTATAATTTAAAGTTGACATAGTTGACATATAATAATAAATATAGATATATAAAGGGTTTTACCTGTCAACTTTCTAATTTTTCAAAGTTGACACCGTTGACAGAGAAAGTTGACAAAATGAAGAAAGTTGACACCCTAAGTTGACACTTTTATGAACCCTTTTTGTCTTCCATAACACCCAAAACGCATGTTAGAATTATGTCTTTCCCAGCCTTCTATATCTCCTAATATACCGTTAATCTCTAACGAGTCTGAACGTTTCATGTATTTAATGTCTCCACCTAAGCACTCCACCCATACTTCAGCAGCACAAATGCGGTCCCGTTCCACGGTCTCACCTGTAAAGGTCCCGAACTCCCCGGACCAATATAAACGCCGATCACCGATGTCTTTTTTCTCCCATCCTAAAGGCACACGTCTCTCCACGAATTCACGGATGATACCTTCTTTTGCATTGCTCTCTCGGTGGTTGTCTTGGTGCTTCTTTGCTTCTGCCTCGATCTCCTTATTCAGGTATAAAGGTTCTCCTATCTGCCAATACGTATATGCTTCTGCAAGCAACTGAGGTACTTCTGTCTCCAGTTGATCGAATACACTTTTAGTTACTTCTTGAACACCCACATCGATTGGCCAAAAACGTCTATTTCCTGTCCGATCCTTTAGGAATTCACTATCATTCGTCGTACCAAAAAATACACACTGCCTTGGAAAAGGCTTTGTTCTTCTCCCAAATGGTTCCCTGTAAATATCCTCTCTTCGGCTTAAAAACTGCTTAACGGCATTGGCTTCCGATTTCGTCATACCTGTTAATTCTCCCACCTCATTCAGCCAAATACCCTGTATCATTTCACTTGCTTCTTTCCCTTCAAAGGTCTGTAAACTGTCCGAATACCAACGTCCTCCAAGGATATTTAAAAACGTACTTTTACCAATACCCTGCGGACCTGCTAAGATTGGCATGTAATCATATTTACATCCCGGTTCCATGGCCCGTGCTATCATGGCCACAATGGATTTACGCGTAACAGCTCTCACATAAGGAGAGTCTAATGCTCCTAAATAATCAATAATTGCTGTATCTAATCGTTTCACGCCGTCCCATTTCAATGTTCCAAGGTATTCCTGGACATCATTAAACGCGTGCTTATGCGCGCACAAAGCGGTTGCATCAAATATCTTCTCTTTCCCTGTAATACCGTAAATCTTTTCTAGATAATGGCGCAGACCAGCATCGTCCACGTCCGACCATGCTCTACGATCCTTCTTCTGGTTCCAAGGCAATGGTCCTAATACGAGACCCCGATTCGCAAATTCATCATATGCAAGCTTCCCTTTTAACTGTGGATCGTGCTCTAATATGATCATGATATTATCGGACGTTTTTGCAGGCATTCCTGTTGTGGCACTTACCTGCAGCTTCTTGATCCAATTCACATCTTCTTTTGTTGCCGGCGTTGTTTCGGTACCGAAATCCTCCAACGCTTGTTCATACCGTTCCTGGTTTAACACGGCAGCTACTCCGCCGTCATTTAGTGCAAAGGCACTCATAGATACAAAGGACGGAAGCTTATTCACCGGTGTATCTGGCTTTGCTTCATCGTCTTGCTCTCCAAACTTATGAAGCCTAACAAGGTCAAAGGCATTCACTAAACGTCCACTGCACGGGTCTGTTGCGTGGTGGGAATAAAGGAACAAGCCATCATCGTAAATCACGGCACCACCAACAGTCGACCCTCCAATAAACGTATAACGCTCTCCATCATCTGTCGGAGTATAAACACCCGGCAAAAAGGTTTCAATAGCAGTATGGATGTCAAACTGTCTACAGAAGGCGCCTACTACCCCACGTTTTTCCGTTGGGTTCCCTTGCTTTGCTGCCATTCTTACATGTGTTTGACTTGCTCCTGGAACCTCCGGCCACTCACTTATATTTCTCCAATCTCCATATGTAGAGAGTAGACCATCGGCATCAAGAAATTGTTTATCCCCATGTTGAAACACATATTGACTATCCACACAACAACTCGGCCAGTACATAAGCCTCGAGGCTTCAAACGTGGTTGGATCCGCAAGACTCATACCGATAATGGAAGCGAGCTTACGTGCTAAAGGTTCATACTCATCGGCTGTTGCCGTACGGTTAAGGGGAACAAGCACACGTAACCGTGGCTTGCCCTCCTCGTGCTTACGTGTACTATAAGTTGCATAAGCGCACCCTAACCCCTCTAATCGCCGTAATACGTCTTGCGTTCCACCTGCAGGTATATTGTCCAGGTCTAAGGTGATGATATCTCGCCCTGTAACGTTGGAAGCTTTACGACGATTGTTAGCAAGGGTACCGGCAACAAACCCACCCACGTCTTTTAAGTTGTCTTGCTGCATCTTTGGTAGTTTAAGATATTCAGCTAAGGTCTCGGTCCCTCTTACTGCAGTCCGGAGCCTGTCCACCATTTCGGACCAGTACAATGTTTGCTGTGGCCACTCGGTAGCCTTACGACTATTACCTGCTGATATCGTTATTTTTCTATCATGTTGCATCGGTGTCGTACCACCTTTCACTAGTCCTTCCAATTCCTATCTAAACACTCAACAAAAGCAATTAATACAGCAGCTGATTGAATAGCTTCAGTTCTCATATTCTTGTAACCGCCTTTTTCTCTTTCTCTAGCATTAAACAAATAAGTTTCATTGATTGCTTGTGCCAACTCTCCCACTTCTTCCGTGATGATCCCTAACCAGTACGGAGGTAGATGGTTCTGCTCTCCCCATTTCCTGTCCTGGCGTTCACGTTCTTTTAAAACATCTTGAATGACATCAGGCATAGCTAAACGCTCTAATTGTTTTTTAGTGAAATAACTTCCACAATCTAAACATCTACTACAAGGAGGGTTAGAAGCATACCCGTGTTCCAATCTCTTATGTTGGCATTTCTTTTGTTTTAGTAATTTCTCGAGTTTTTGAATATCTCGATCTAAATCGTGGTTCACTAATTAACCTCCTTCGCTACAGATTCGAACTATTCATTAGTTAGTTTCCTTCCGATTGCCTTAACATCTTCTTTCGGGATTGCAAACAATAAATAACTATGTTCATCTAAAAAATGATAGAAACCACTCTGCGCCCCATACTCAACCGTTTTTACATTTTCTATCTCATCAATACTTCCGTCTTTTTGCCATACTCTATATACCATGCTTATTCACCCTTTCTATGTCGCATCATTTCTCGACTAATCAGCTTTTTTCTTTTGCTCTGCTATTTTCGAATAAAGATCTGCTAAAATTACACCGGATCTTGTTAACTCGGCATCATTTTGAATTAATTTGTGCTGGTTTAACCTGACTAACTGCTTTCTGGTAACAAGGATGAGGTTATCTAATTCAAAGTTGCGCCGGTTTCCGTCTCCAAAAATAACAGCATGGCCTTTCGGAACAGGTCCGTTTTCTTTCTCCCAGATTAGAACATGTTTTGCTCGCCATTTATTTGTTGATATCTTTATATCAACATACCCGTCCCCATTGACTCTTTCAGTGCCGATTGTTCTGTAATTATGGGGTTTGTGTCCTTTTTTAAAATGCGTAGGCTCCCATCCACCTGTTCCTTTTTTACCTTTGTTAAATGGAGTATGACCGGGACTGAATGTTGTCTTCACTCCACTTTTCAAGCCCCTATTCCGTTTAAAAGCCCTGAGTTGAGTATTTTTCAAGTTCAACCCGAAGTGAGCATTGAACATTTCTAGTAATTCAGAAGTAGTACGACCTTTATAATTTCGAGTAATAAAATCGACCTGTTCTTCGGTGTAACGGTGTGGCATTACTTTCCACCTTCTAGCATTTTAGGAACCTTCACATCCGCATTTATTTTGTCATTACGTAATTTTTCCGCTTGAAGTACCAGGTTCCCATTATTTATGATTTGAGAAGCAATCGCAGTAACGGATTTTGCACGCTTAATCTCCTCGTCTAACTTTTCACCTTTTAATTCTTCGTCATTTAACCTCTCCAGTTGCTCGAACAAATGATTATTTAAATCACCCATTGTATTTCTCATTTATATCACCCTTTCATTTTTCAATCACTGCGCGGGGAAATTGCTTAATACTTGTTAATAGCGGACGTAAATCATATAATTCCAATTTTCCAGACTCATAGGTAAGTGTAAGTTTTTGACTGTCCACTTTTAACTGAACCCATTGACCCTTTAACTTTTTCAACATATCCTCATAAGCTTTGTAATTGATCACAATGCCTTCCACCTCTACTGGAAGCATGACGGACACTTTAAATATTCTCTGGAATTGTTCTAGTTCTTGGATCTCTCGTTGTTTACTCACGGGCATTTGACGTCCCCTATATTCTTTCTTGATTGCCGATACTCTTTTCTTTAAGTTAGATAGTATGATTTTGAGTTCTGCTTTTACATCTTCTACCGATCCACTCACAATCTTCAACATGTTAATACCTCCTAACTGGAGCTATAAGTACGTGTAATCGATCATGTTCATCGCTGAAACGAATAGGATTCATGTTTCCAGCAATACGAACATCTACCGAGACCACTCCTAAATCTTTGAATAGAGAAAAACATTTATGGAAATTCGCTACTTTCATATGGAACGGGTAAAAGGAAGCTTTTGTCCCGAACAAAGAAAGTACATAACTTTGACCGGAAATATCATAAACATTAAAAGTTAAATCATCTTTTAAGGTTGCAACTTCGTCGATTATTTCTGAAACTTTAACTGTTTTTAAGGAGGGATAAACTTCCTCAGCATTAATTTTGAATTCTGTAGAATAATTCATGTTTAGGACACTATTCAGATTCGGATAATTTTCATTGATAACTTTATCCGTCTTATGGTGCTTCACTATCGATTCGCTTAAGTCGTGCACATCTTTTGCATAGAGAAGAGTATGACTGTCGGTTATCATAACGGATCCATCCGAGCGATAATGAATACCTTGCAGCACTTTCTTACCCTTACCAGCCGCAGGTGTAAAATCCTTCGCATGTTTTTTAATGACATCAAGCATAATAAACCTCCTAACCTATTAATCTTTCATATAGTAATATGAGGTGAAGCCATCTGCATTTAACGGTAGTCCAGGAGCCCATGGGATTGATTGGCTCATAAGCTGAGTAATGGCTTCTAAATCAGCATGTTCTTTCGGCACGTCCAGGACAACTTCATCATGGATGTGCATAACCGTTTGTACCCCTACATTGTCTAGTCGTACAATTGTTTCTGCTAAACAATCCCTTGCGATAGCCTGGACCACATTCTCGACTAATTTACCGCCGTAAGTGTTCACCTTGCTCCATTTCTTTGTTGTCTGATCCATCCCGTAATAATGGACAGCTTCTTTACCGAAATCATTCTCAGACAGGAAAGGTTTAGCGTAGAAAAGCTTCCGTTTACTTGGAAGGGTAATCGTTAGGAAATCTAAACCGTTTACAATGTCACTTTCCCTAGCTAACAATAGCCCTTTTACTCCTACTGGCTGCCCATCGGTCATGACTGAAAGTGCAGCATTTTCTAATGAATACCACAGGTCTACAATTCGTTTATTAGAACTTCTCCAACGGTGTACGATGTCAGGCAATTCATCTTCTGTCAGGCCCATATCTAGCGCCCCCATGGAAATAAGCGCACCCTTCCCCCCTTGGTAACCTAGAGCTAATTCAGCGACCTTTCCTTTTTGTCGTAACTCGTATTCGGGATTCCCTTTTTTAATTAACTCGAGGGGAACTCCGAACATTTGAGAAGCTGAGGCCTCGTAGATCTTCCCGTGGGTATTAAACACATCAAGTCTCCACTGCTCTCCTGCTAACCAGGCAATGACTCTCGCCTCGATAGCACTGAAATCGGAAATAACAAAAACACTTCCAGCACTTGGTACAAAGGCTGTTCGAATTAACTGAGACAATGTATCCGGAACGTTACCGTATATTATTTTCAGTGCTTCACCTTTCTTTTCTTGAACAAGCTGTCTTGCATGGGATAGAGTCTCTAGGTAATTCCTCGGGAGGTTTTGAACTTGAACCAATCGGCCTGCCCAACGTCCAGTACGGTTAGCTCCATAAAATTGTAATAACCCTCTTACTCGTCCGTCTTCACACACAGCCTCCTCCATGGCTTGGTACTTCTTCACACTTGTCTTTGATAATTCTTGTCGTATTTCAAGTGCTCTTTTTACATCGCCCTTTGTTGTCTCAATGAGACTGGATACAGTCCCTTTTTGTAGATTCTCAACCTCTACACCCTGATCAGACAACCATTTGGTTAGTTGTTGTGTGCTATTTGGATTGTTAAGCCCTGTAATGTTTACTGCTTCTTCCGTTAGCTCTGCTGTTGATAAATCACTTACATGGAGGGCACCTTCTACAAGCGCCTTGTCTACAGCTACACCGTGAGCATTGATTCTTTGATCTAGTTCCCATAGCCACTGTTCCTGCAGAGGAACAGGAAAATTACTTAATCTTTTTCCTACTTCCTTTTCCGTCTCTACGTCTTGAATACAGTACTCTTTGAATAGTTCCCACTTCTCAGGTTCATGGTGAGGTAGCGTTCTTGTACGTCCACCGTTTTTCTTGGTAGGTTTTGTCGGTGTACAAAATAAACGAATTAAAGATTTTCCAACACTCATTTTCTGCTTATCTGCAGGTAACCCTAATGCTTTTGCTGTGGGTTCTAGTCCTGCTGTGTATCCACAATATAAACCGTGAAACATGGTACATCGCCACTGATTTAAAGGAGTGTTAGTTATCGTATTTAAGCAGTACCACTCAAATGCAGCATTATAAGCACGTTTTGTAACCTCTGGATCTATAAGCGCTAACTTGATGATCTCCGGTATTTTTTCACCACTCTCCAAATCAATGACTCGAGTAGGACCTTCATCAACTGAATAAGCAAATAGAAGTATTTGAAAGTCGGGAGACTGTACGTATTTGTACAGTCCCGCCTTTTTAATGTCTACCGATGAAAATGTTTCAATATCAATATTTAGTTGTCTCATATTCCATACACGCCACCGTTTAACGGTTGATCAGTGATAGGATCATATTGTTGCTGCTGAGGTTGTTGCGGTTGAATATGCCCCGGTGCGCTACTTTGAGGCACCTGTTGGTAATTCGGTTGCTGTGGATAAGGTTGTTGATAATTTTGTTGTTGGCCATATCCCTGTTGTGGTTGATGAGGAGCTGGTTGACCTCCTCCAAAGTCACTGGATGCATCCGGTGCGGAAGCTCCTAACGGTTCACCATCTCGTGTTTTCATTACGTTTGTACTAATATAGCAGCCAACACCTTTTTTCCCAGAGAAGGTATAAGCCCCAAAGTTAACGGCAATACGCCCATACATCCCGGAATAAACTTCTGTCGGATCCATAATAGGGTTCATTTGTGCATCCACGATTTTTGGAGGCTGATCCACTTTAGTAGAAGCACTGAATACCCAATGCCCTTTGCATTCTTCACCGAACGGCATACCATCGGATGGTTTCACACCGTCTCCGTCATGGATCGGTATAGCAACCATTGGAGGAATAACACCGTTCCACTTTGATTTACCTAACTCTTTTGCTGCTTCAATAGCAGCATCGATACGAGCTTTTGTTGCAGTATCAGATTTCGGAAGAAGAATAACCGTACTGTATTTTTCCTCTGCACCTGGTTGAGCTGCTCTCGGCTTTAACAGGTTTACAAAGCTAAAACGTACTTCTCCAGTTACTACACGCGTTGGATTTGTTTGATTTGTCATGATTTCATTTCCCCTTTTTATTGATCTTCTTTTATGTTTCTAACATCGATAATTTCAATTTCAGAAGTGTCTGGGCTGTCAGGAAAACCACTGGACACTTTTAAAACTTTTATCCCGTGTTCACTTTCTAATATTTGAGTGAAGTCCCTGATATCCTCATTAAAACGTTCAACCTTGCCGATGATTGATTCAAATACACGGTCGGACATTGATTCAGGCTGTTCAACAATGACATCGGAACGAAATACTACTTTTTGCTCTACATAAATACCAACCTTCAATATTATCTACCTCCTTATTTAAAATCTTCTCCTGCCTCAGGACTCACAGTAACGGCTTTTCGTTTATCGCTAATAGGCGCAAGGGTTGGTTTACCCGGTGATTTTTTAACATGATCTTTTAGTAAGCTTGTAAACTCTTTTTTACCAAGCTCTTTTTCAAGCTTAGGAACGGTTAACGGTACCCGTTCAAACAGAATGGCTTCATCGATACCCTTTTCCTTTAAGTGATCAAAGGCTTTATCTTGATCCACATATGAACGTGATCCTCTACCTTCAACAGCTTTCCATCCAGGAATCTCTTTACCTTTTAAACTCTCAGTTAAGGCGTAGTCTTTTAAAGCTTTCACCCATGCTTCTAAGTTCTGAGCTTTCTCTAAGATTTGACCAACCTCTTCATCACTGATTAATGGAGGTTTCATAGATTTAAAGTCTTCTAAAGCTGTGTACTGATCAGCACGAGCTCTACATTGCGCTTTTGCCTTACAAAACTTGCAATGCTCTCCAGGAACATAATCTCCTTCACCTTTAAAAGCTTTTCGGGCAACCGGTTTAATCTCTTCGCCCCATGCTAGTAATTCATTTAAAGGTAATGTTGCTTCCGATGGTTCATCATTTAACCTTGGTTGTACAACAACCATTTGAACCTCTTTAATGTCGTACAAAAAGCCATATTCGAGATAAGCACCAAGGCCGTATAATTTCATTTGCGGATTGTCTTCCGCACTAACAGGAACGCCTTTACCATATTTAAAATCGATTACGTATAACTTGGATTCACCTATGATGATGCAATCCCCGGTACCAAATCCTTCTGGAACATAAGCGCTAAAATCTAAACGCTTTTCTATGGCCACAAAAGGTAAAGTTTTAAATCCATGAGTAATCCCTTGGATGTATTCTAAGTAAGTATCTGTGTGCTTTAACATTTCATCTTGGAACAACTCATGTTTTTTGAACTTCCGGATCTGGGCAGCAAACTTCTGAGGACCCATTGGCTCCGTGTAATGCTTACGAAGTTTTAATTCGGCTATCTCGTGAGCCAATGTCCCCTCTGCTGCATACTCGGAACCTTCATCTTCGAATTGTTCTTCTAACCTTGGACTAGGAGTACAAGCTAACCAACGACTAGCACTGCTTGCTGATAACAAGGCATGTGCTCTATCAGTGTGCTTTATTTCCGTGCTCATATTTTGGCACCCTGTTCTCGAAGCTTTGTAGCAAAGGCTCCATATTGTTCTTTTGGTAAAGCAGTAAGAGCTTGTACACCAAACGAGCTAAGTAATTGAAGCAATGCATCCCGTTTACCCTGGTCCATTAATTGAGTAGCAGCTACAGCTAGCTGATCCATCGTGTAAGTTGTTTCTGACGTTGGTACTGCTGATTGCACTGGTGCTGATTGTTGCTGCGGTTCAGGTTGCGGTGCTACTGGCGCAGGTGCAGCAGTAGGAACACCTGCAGGTTGTTGCGGTTGAACGACTTGTTGCGCTGGCTCCTGAACAGGTTGAGACGGTGACAGTGGAGCGCTATCCACTTGAGCAGCTGCAGCAAATTTTCCTAATTGAGATAAACCTTCCAGTAATTTTGCTAATTCAGGGGTGACCCCCACAGTAACGTTAATGTTCATTGATAAAGCCTCCTAATTTGATATAATTAAATTGAGTTGTTTCATATAGTCACTGTTGGCGCAGTGGCTTTTTCTTTTGGTACCCACCTTTTTACTTCTAAAGTATCCATATACTCATACACTTCCTTCAGACAGTGAGGGCACCCTTTCGGTTCAATGCCTTCATCGACTGCAAAAGCTTTTTCGCAGTCAGGACAGAAGTAATCGTCCATCTTTGCTGGTTCCACTCTTTTCACCTCCTTAAATCCATGAACAACTAAGAACAGTATTAGTCATCAAACTATTAATTCGTACTTCGTAACCTAAATTCTCAAAGTAGCCTGCTAATTTGCGATTGTTGTAATGTACGTACCATTCTTGACCTGGATCAATAGAGATCGATGCAAAACTTCTCCCATTTCTTGCTGCAATAGCTATTTGATTCTCCATCGTTTCTATGACAGTTTTTAACTGTACTTCTGCAACCTTCTCTGAGTTTTGAGCAGTTATCATTCTTGCTTCAGCTGCGTTCATGTTTCTCACCTCCTTACCAGTGTTTGTTAAGCTTTTTGTAATATAAGAAAAGCCCTTCTTTCTTAAGTACACCTACTTTCGTGTCTAACGCTGATTCAGGCCTTCCTAAGGCAAACGATAAAGTCCTTCTTTCATCAAACCCCCAAAACTTACACAGGTACTCTAAATCTTCCTCGGTCCACGGTTGTTTGTGATTGTGATGAAAGCAAGGATGGTAAAGCATTCTCCTATAACTGTCGTATTGAATGTCATCCTCCACCGCAGGCATCTCAGCTCACCTACCTTCAAGCAATCTCTTCCAACAACTCATTTACTGTTTCTAAAAATCCATCAAGGATATAATGCTTTTCCATCTGCTCTAGATCACGCTTTAGAATTTCTAAACGACGCTTTTTGTTTACCGGATCTGCAATCCTTTCAATTTCAACTAAACGCGTTGTTATCCCCAATACCTCACGAAATATCATGTTTTACCTCCCATCCATGAACTGCTTTTGATATTTTAAAAATTGACCGTGTGCCCACCTAGCAACATTAGGACGGTTATTCTCTGACATCTTTGTACTTATGTACAAGAAGAAGTTTGATAGCTTATAAGCTTTTTCATCGAAAGTCGACACTTTCTGTTGTTCTTCTACTTCATCAATCTTCAAATTTTCATTGTTTACTAGCATAATAGCCATTTAACAACATACCTCCCTTCACTTTGACAGCCGATTGAGACAAATTTCGCCATAAGGGTAAAAAAGATAGGGGTTATTTCCCCTGTAAGGCAGCGCTTATTTTGTTTTGGTGTTCCTCGATTAATATGTGCAAGGCAATTTTGTATTGCTTTAAACGTTGCTGCCGATATTTATGTCTGCGCGGTCTTGCTTTAGCTGGATGAACAGAAACGTAATCAGCAAGTTTACCTGTGTAAAAAGCAATCCGGTGTGCAACTGTTTTATTAGCCATCAGTACCAGCACCCCCGGGTGTCATAGTGGAACCATTCCGTGTCACCATGCCAAAATACATGAAAACAATTTTTTTCCGGTACCCATTTGATACTTTTTAAATTATCTGGAAGGTACTTTTGTCTAAAATCCGTTCCCATAGCAGATAGGTGCGCCAAGTAAACACGCATAAAAAGTTTCTTATGTGATTCTGAAAGTTTATTAAATCCTTTAACAGATGCTACTCGATCTTCTGTAATATGTTTTTTCCACGCATTGTAATCCAATCCTCTTCCTCCTCCACTTGGATCTCGTCATCGATCATGGTGGAAACCTTCATCAGCTGCTCCACTGCTTCCTCAATGTCTGGATCCTCTTTTAAATTAAACGCCGTTGTTAAAATCGCTACTTTTATTTCCGTTAATGCCAGTTGTTTTCTTAGACTCAAGGAGTTCTCTCCTTTCCTTTCTCTCGTATTCAGCCGCCATTTCCATGTACTTTTCAATAAATCTATCTAAAGCCTGTTTGGATGGTTCCTTACGACCAATAAATCTGACTGTAACTTTCGGTTTCTGTTTAGCCACTCGCACCATCTCCTTTGGTAAAGATGTATGCGTATTAGCCGAGTGGACTACACTCATGTTTTCACTCCCTTCAGGGCAAAATAAGAAAGTTAAAGTTTTTATTCGTTCTTGCCCTT